CGGTGCGCCCCATAAAAGAGAACGAGTCTGGATTGTGGGCTACTCCAAACACAATGGATCACTTACCTCCAAGATCAGAAGAGGGAACAAAGAAGCTAATGCAGGGACACAGAAAAGGCAGAACCAAACCATCAAATCTGAGAGAACAAGTAGATCCGACGACAATGAAATTATGGAGAACTCCAGACGCACATTGCGACAGGGGGCCAAGTTCAGCAAAGAGAATGCAGATGAAAGTAAACAAAAGAATGCCAATAAGTTTAAACGATCAAGTAGCACATCCGAACATTATGTGGCCAACTCCAACAGCAACAGAGAGAAGTGGAATCAATCCAAAGACAGGCAAAGGAGCAGGCTTAAACAAGACAGTGCAAATGTGGCCAACTCCGAGAGAATTCATGTACAAGGACAGCAAGATAGATCGAGGCAAAAGCAATTTAGGAGAGAAAGTTGGTGGGAGTTTGAACCCAACGTGGGTAGAGTGGCTAATGGGGTACCCGGGCGGGTATACAGACTTAAAGGATTGGGAAACTCTATCGTCCCGCAAATCGCAGAAGAAATAGGAAAGGCAATATGGAAAACACTGAACCAAAGTTAAGAATTCTTTCATTAGGTGCTGGTGTTCAAAGCTCTACGATGGCTTTAATGGCAGATGCAGGCGAGTTTGGTGTAAAGCCTGATGCAGCTATATTTGCTGATACAGGATGGGAACCTGAACCTGTTATAAAACATCTTGAGTACCTTAGAAGCATTCTAAGTTACCCGGTGCACTTAGTAAAAAAAGGCAATATCCAAGATGACATACTCACGGCTCTCGCACCAGGCGGAAACCAATTTGCTTCTGCACCATTTTATACTTTAAATGAACAAGGTAAAAAAGGTATGGGTCGAAGACAATGCACAAGAGAATACAAAATAACTCCAATTGCAAAAAAGATAAGAGAGTTATGTGGATTAAAACCAAGACAAAGATTTCCAAAAACAGAACATGTAGAGGTATGGGTAGGAATATCTACCGATGAAATAATGAGAATGAAACCATCAAGATTTTGGTGGCAAAAAAATGTATGGCCTCTAATTGATAAAAAAATGTCAAGGCAAGATTGCTTAAAATGGTATGAAGGCAAAGGTTTTAAAATACCTGTCAAATCTGCATGCATTGGCTGCCCTTTTCATGATGATAACTTTTGGATAGATATGAGAGATAATAGACCAAAAGAGTTTGCATCTGCTGTAGAATTTGATAAAAAGATGCGTATGCATAATCCTAAAGTCAAAAATTTTGTACATAGACAATGTGTTCCATTAGATAAAGTAAAGTTTAAAAATGATGATGGGCCAAATCTGTTTAACAATGAATGTGAAGGTATGTGTGGAGTTTAGACATTTAATTATAAAAGCATTAGAGGATAAATATAATGCCGAAGTGTCTCAAGCTCATGCAACGATAGCAATATACTTGAGTAAATCAGTCGGAATTGGTGAACATCCACAACACGTGGAAGAAGTTGACAAGTTAGTTGATAAAATTGCACAAGCTGAAGAGAAGTTAAATGTTTTGCAAAGGTTTAAAATATGACAAGTGATGATTTAATGGAAATAGCTTTCCCTCAAAGCAGGCAGGTCGGAGGGAATCATTATAAAGATTTTCATATACAGCCTTATGAGTTTATTTCAAAAAACAATCTTTCGTTCTTCCAAGGGAATGTTGTGAAATACGTTTGCAGATATTTACACAAAAATGGTATTGAAGACTTAGAAAAAATAAAACATTATTGTGAGTTAGAAATCAAAAAAATGAAAGATTTAAATGACGAGCAAAGTCAAAAGAGAAATAACGGTAGAAGGAAATAAATTTCATTTAGAAATTTATCCATATTTAGAGGGTACAGATTCAAAAAAATTTACTTTTGAAATATTTCCTTATGATTATAATGCAGCTTTGTACGCTTTTAGTAATAAAGATAGTTTAAACAAACTAATAAAAGAAAAATATATAACAGAAAAAAAATGACAGGTTTACAATTTACATTTAATTTTAAAAAACATATTTGGGCATGTCCATCAGAGTATAAAGATTTAAGTGCATATGATGAAATTGCAATTGATTTAGAAACAAGAGATGAGGGTATCAATAATAAACTTGGTGCAGGTTGGGCAACTGGTAATGGTTACGTAATTGGTTTTGCTGTAGCTGTAGAGGGTTGGCAAGGATACTACCCATTCAAACATGAAGGTGGTGGCAATATGATACCTGAGCAAGTTTTAAATTACATGAAAGATGTATGCAAAACATCTAGTAGAAAAATATTTCATAATGCACAGTATGACATTGGGTGGTTAAGACAAATGGGTATTGAAGTGAATGGTGAGATAGTAGATACAATGATTACTGCAGGAGTCATTGATGAAAATAGATGGTCTTACAGTTTGAATGCATTAGCAAAAGATTATCTTGGTGAGCTAAAGTCAGAAACAGATTTAAAAGAAGCAGCTAAAGATCACGGTATAGATCCTAAAGCAGAGATGTGGAGATTACCTTCAGAGCATGTTGGGTTTTACGCAGAACAAGATGCACGTCTGACCTACTTGTTATGGCAAAGATTTAAACCAGAATTAAATAAACAAAATTTAGAAACAGTTTGGAATCTTGAGAATAAGCTTTTACCAATACTTATTAAGATGAGAGAAAAAGGTGTGAGAGTTGACGTTGATAAGGCTCATCAACTAAAAAAAGAGTTCCAAGCTCAGGAGAAGCAATATCTTTTAAAAATAAAACAGCTAGCAGGACGAGAAGTAGACATATGGGCAGCACGACAAATAGGCGAAGCCTACGATAGACTCGGTATAGATTATCCACGAACTGACAAAACTCATGAGCCATCTTTTACATCCAATTGGTTAGCTAATTCGAAACACGAAATATCAAAATATATAGCACAGGCTAGAGAGATCAACAAGTTTCATGGTACATTCCTAGACTCAATTTTAAAATACGAACATAATGGGAGGATACATGGCGAGATCAATCAGTTACGTAGTGACAGTGGTGGGACTGTTAGCGGCCGTTTGTCTATGGCTAATCCTAATCTTCAACAGTTACCAGCACGTAACAAAGATTTTGGACCAAAAATCCGAGGTCTCTTCTTACCAGAAGAAGGTTGTAGATGGGGAAGCTTTGACTATAGCCAACAAGAACCACGGATGGTAGTGCATTACGCAGCCTCTATAGGCGACGGATACGAGGGTTCTAATGAACTTGTAGAGGCGTACGCTAATTCAGAAACCGACTTTCACCAAACAGTAGCAGATCTAGCAGGAATAGAGAGAAAGCAAGCCAAGACAATAGGGTTAGGATTGATGTATGGAATGGGAAAAAATAAATTAGGTATATCGCTCGGCTTGTCAACAGAAGAAGCATCAGCATTAATATCCAAGTATAATCGTAAAGTTCCATTTGTTAAGCTATTATCTGATAGATGTATGCAAAAAGCAAATGATGAAGGCGTAATTAGGACAAAAAAAGGTCGAAAATGTAGATTTGATATGTGGGAACCAAGAGATTTTGGTATTCATACACCAGAAACATTTGAAAATGCCTCATCAAAGTATGGTAGAAACAATATCAAAAGAGCTTTTACATACAAAGCTTTAAATAGATTAATTCAAGGATCCGCAGCTGATCAAACTAAACAGGCAATTGTAAGTTGCTATGAAGCAGGACATTTACCTAAAATACAAATACATGATGAGCTTTGTTTTGATATTAGAAATGACGAAGAAATAAAAATTATAAAAGAAACTATGGAAAATTGTATGGAATTTAAAGTTCCTAGTAAAGTTGATGTAGCATTAGGAGATGACTTTGGACAGGCTTCATAAAAATCAAGTAGCAGGTATGGGCACAGTTATCTGGCCATATTATATGGTTTTCAAAGAAAGATTAGTTTTAAAAAAATTTAGTGATGTAAAAATAATTCATTGGGGTCGCAGTTTAAAACAAGATGTTTGGAGTGATGTAGAAAAAAATGGATTGTTGTGTCCGTTAGTAATAGATGAAAAAAATCAATTACGTGATGGAAACCATCGTTTAAGAATGATTTCAAAAGAAGGAGATGCAAGTTTTTTTTATAAAACAAATTCCGATGATGAAGTTAATTTTTTTTCTATGTTAAATATTCTTTGTTGGGAATTGCATCCAGACATGACAAAATTAATGGAAAAATTGTGGGAAGGAAAAGCCAAAAAATACACAGAAAAAGTAACTCATTTATTTACTCAGAACGTAAGAACAGCTAAGCTTTGAATAGAGAGCATAAGTCCCCATACCAAATCAATGATTTTTGAAAAAAAATATAAAACTAGTAATTAACCAGCTTTTTTAAAAAGTCGCTCAGCGTCTGCTACGCTTTGCTCGTTGATCTTAACTTTAAGACCTTTGATTTCAATATCGATCCACTTCATTTCAGGTGTAACCCTACCCTGCGCTAACGCTTGCGTTGCCCACTTGGACTCCAGCTGTAGCTTCTTCGATATTAACTCCTGTAGTGCCATTTCTTAGCTCCTCATAAGTTATATGGAATCGGCGCATTCCACGTCCGAATCCATCAGGTTTCACAGAATACTGTTTATCATTCAGATTCTGGACAAAGCCTTCTATCGCTTTTTCATCTGTTGCAGCGTTTACGACACTATTAAAATACAGTCCAGCCGCATAACATTGAAAGCGATATTGCTTCATAAGATTATCTTATCAACTAATAGGTGTAAAATCAAGTGTTTTTCTTATCTTTGTCAACAACACAGTTCATAAAAATTTTAGATATTTGGAAGCCTTTTTCGTTCATTTCGACCGCTATTTTATTGACTTTTTTGTCAGCTGCAACAATACATTCTTTTTTTTCATAAAACATAATGGGATCCTCATGTAACATGGCACAATGTTCCTGGCCATTTAGAGGATTAATTAAGCATAAAACACCCATCATAAAGAATTCTTTCATAATTCAATATAGCATTAAAAATACTAGTTGACACTAGGCTATCATTTCCTATATTAATGGGATAGGAGAAAAACAATGAACTTAAAAAGTAAATCAAAAATGTTCAAAGCTTTAGTTGAGAAGATGGACTTAGCATTGTCAGAAGGTAAAAGTTTTGATGAAGTTGCTGGTAATTTAAAAAAGTTACATATCAAAGTCAAAGACGAGTATGTAAAACCATTACCAACTGATCTATGTACTAATTTAGCTATGAACGAATTGGAGAACAGATGAACGAATGGCTATATTTCTTTGCAATTATAATATGTTTGTTCGTCATTTTTCCAAAAACCATGTTAATTCTTTTAGGAGTCGCATGGCTAATATAAAAATGAAAGACATGTCTTGGAAAGACAGGCAATATGCAGCTATAACTAGGTTAAGCAAAAGAAAAGGTTGGGATTTTAGTGACAGTAATCCATATTTTGAAAGAGCTTATATCTTTCTTCCTCGTGTCAGCATTAAAACTAAATCTCAAATGAAACAGGAGTTAAAGAAACATGGATATAAATAAATTTAAATCGGTTGCAGTAAGAAAACCAGACTATCAATTGTTGCAAGGTCTATGCACAGAAAAATTTAGATCACCTGCATCAATGATATCTAAGCTAGTAAATGAATATGTTGGATACCAGGCAAAGAAAAAAAATATGTCTGTTGATGCATATAAAAAACAAATACTTAAAACTAACGGGAAAGGAAAAAAATGAGTTTACATTTTAAAAGACCAATATCAGAACTCTCATTAAGTGGGAGAACTTTTAGCACTTTGGTAAGAATGGGGATCAAAACAATTGGTGATGTAGTACAAAAATCTGAAGTAGAATTTTTGAGAACACCAAATTTTGGTAGAAAATCTTTGAATGATTTAAAATCATCTCTAACAGAATGTGATTTAGAATTAGGCATGGATGTAAATCATGTAGAAGAAAGAATTACATTATTTAATTCATTGAGTAAATCAATTGCAAATAAATGTGAAGATAGTCTCAGAGTATCTATGGCAAAAATGTTAGAAGCTGAGGGATATGTTGATAAATATGATGCTATACAGGAACACAAAAAAATTCTTAATTCATATGAAGTTGCTATACACAATTCGACGGAGGGTTAAATGGACGATAAACTTATACCACCAAATAATCAACCAACAATTACCACAAGTCCTGGTGTAAAAATGAGTGATAAACTTACACCACAAGAGGAATACGATAATCTAGATCCAATGGGTGATTTAGCTAAAACTTTCAATGGTATAGACGTATTTCCTAGTCTTGAACAAGAAAACAGAAAGCTAAAACAAATCAATAAAGATATACAAACAAAACTTAATCAAACACAACGTGAGTTAGATAAGTTAAAAGAGAATGTTAATCTTACCTGTCAAGAAATGCTGCAAATCATGAGAGATGGACAAGAGTATGGGCATACTGAAGATTACACAGAGTCTAAAAAAACAGATCTTGAAAAACATTATTCTTGGAAAGATAAACTATGATGACTGACAAAGATTGCATAGATCTTGAAGCATATTTAGATGATTTGAAGACTGGTACAAGAACAATAAAGGTCAATAATTATATAAAATATAATATAGAATCAGTAGAAAATGGCCATAATATCTTAATAATTACAGGTGATGCTAAGAATTTAGAATCTGTAGTTGTACAAAAATTTGAATGTAGATGGCCTAAAAATATGAACCCTAGAAAAAAACCTTTTACTCATGGCAAAAAAGAAGTATAAGAAAAAAATGAATCAAAAATTAGGTGATCCTTATAAAATTTGTAAAAATTGTGAAGGTAATGGGTTTGTTAGAATTATACCTTACTCAGAGACACAAACTTGCAAAGAATGTAAGGGTGCAGGTCACTTTGAAAATGAAAAAGTAAAAACAACCACGGAACACGAACCAGCAACTATTGATACTCAATATGTGTTGAATCTCATTAAGCTTTTAGAGGAGTTTGTAAGACGTGGCTCGAAAACAATCCACTAACGAATTCCTAGATTCCCTAAAAATTTTAGCTAATAAGCTAGATAAGAAAGAATATAATAAAGTTACAAGTGTTATGTTCCGTTTGTATATGGGTGATAAGATTGGTTACAGAGAACAGTTTGATCCTCAAGTTATGGCAGATATTAATGCTGTGTGGCAATTCGGAAAAGAAAAAAAGATAAAAACTAAAGCAAAACTACTTAAATTTAAGATTGTAGATGGTGGTAAAAATGACGATAAGCAGCTATAATAGTATTATGGCATATCGTGACATTTTTATTAAGGAAACGAATCAAGAGAAGCATAGTGGTGAGGATATACACGCAGTTATAGATAGTGTACACAAGGACTATGACAAATCTAAAAAATTCCGCAGTGATATAGAAGGGACAATTTATTACCGTGATCTACTCTCTTTCCTTATTAAAACTTATGGGCACTAGCTTCGCAACTCAATTATTAAGCTCAGAAGCTGAACCTGAAGAAAAACTTTGGAGAGGAGTGCTTTGCAATGCAATCGAAGACGCAGGTCAAATCAGTCAAGAAAGAAAACCTTCAATATATAAATGCGAGGCTCATGCATGGATTATGTCGAATGTTACTGATTTTTATACTGTTTGTTATTATGCTGGTTTTGAACCCGAGCACGTAAAAGAGAGATATAAAATGGCTATTATACGTGGAGATATACAGTTCTCACCTCGTAATTTTGCATGGAAAAAATACTCAAATCAATTTAATAAGTATAGATCTTGTAAAGAACCTGAATCTAAAAAATATCATCGTAAACATCTAGAACATTTAAGAGCAGCTGTGGATATGTGCACTACAGTATTTATTTCGAATTTAGTAGTTTCCCTATAAAAAAAGGGCAGCACCAGTCTCCCGGTAACTGCCCTTCTCCAACTAACTTAGAAAGATGATTATGAAACATAATCAAGACTTTCCAATAGTTGAAATTGATTAAATAGTCAAGTCATTTTTCCTCCTTAGTTGTTTCAAGAGAGCATGTATGAATAACATCTGGTCACTGTATCGTGGTGCGTCAGACATGTCAAAGTAATAATTACTTTAGAATCGTTATAAACTAGGTAAAAAAGCCAATAAACACGGGACACGCTCCTAGAACCAGGCATATACCCTTTGCTTAGAAAAAAAATAAAATAATTTTTTTATGAAACTTACGAAAATATCTAGGAGTCTAGGAATATTGAGCTATAAGCTTTGATAAATAAGGCTAATTGTACTCCTAGAACCAGTTAAATATCTAGGAATTCTCCTAGAAAAGCTAGGAGTAAACATACTCCTTACGAGCAAACCATGCAAATTTTTTTATTGCTATTTATTTTTGTAAGAGGAGGGTATATAGTAATCAGGTGCCAAAAAAAGCAAATCAATTGAAAACTATTACAGAACTTACACCAAGACAACGTAAGTTTGTTGATATTTATGTAGCCAATTATGGCGAAATTTCGAAGGTAGAAGCAGCTAAACAGGCAGGTTTCACTTCAACTAATAAATATGGTCCGACAGACCAGGCAAGTAGATTATTAAATCCAGATAAGAATCCTCATATAGTGAGATATTTTGAAAAAAGAATGTCTCAAGAGTTAGAAAGAGAAGAAAAAGATAAATTGTTATCTTATAAACAGTATTCTAGACTAAGACAAAAATCTGAAGATAAAGGTCAGATGACAGCAGCCATTACTGCTCAATTTAGAAGAGATCAAATGGCAGGTCATTTTGTTGATAGAAAAGAAATTAGTCATATCGGTCTAGAAGGTATGAACAGAGAGCAATTGGAGAAAAGACTTGAGGAGCTTGAATCAAAAATCGGAGAGGCCAAAAACATTATTGACGTTACGCCAGAAAAGATTACTGAAGACGAAAACTTGGCGTAATTGGTTAACTGTTTTTAACGAAGTCCACAACAGTACATTAACAACTTCGGTTGGTACTGTAAATGTTAAAACAAAGGATGGAAAATGAAGAGTAGAAGACTGTTAAGAAAAACAAAACATATTGATTTAAACTACAAATTTTCAAAAGAAAATATTGAACATTATCCTTTTGTAGAGATACATTGGTTGGATATTGTAGGTGAAACGGGTTGGCAAAGTTTAGAAACTTTAAAAAAATCTCAGTTAGGTAGAATGGTTTCTAGGGGTTGGTTGGTATCCCGTAAAAATGGTGTAACAAGAATCTTTGCAGATTACGGTCTGAAAGATGGAAGGGACGGAGATGAAGGTCACATTGAAACTATTGGGGGCACTACTATTATTCCTAATTCTGTCATCACAAAAATCCTTAAGCTCGTATGACAATATTGGGATTATTTATATTAATCGAGATAACACATATAGCTTGGTATTTAAACCAATAGATATCTCTTGCGATATTTGGTGGGAACAAAATTTAGTTATTTCTGAGCGAGAAAACCCACAAGAACATGAAAATGTTTACCAGCATACTATTGCTGGTAATGAAGTTATTGGACACATTTGTAACCCAACTTTGACTGATTAAAATATGGCTCAAAGCAAAGAATCAAAGCTGTGGAACGACATAAAAAATTTAAACAAAGAATGGCATTTTACTCGCATAGAATCTAATACAATTAATGGAATTCCTGATGTTCATTGTGTAGTAAACAAGAAAGTTTTTTGGCTCGAGTTGAAAGCCAACACCAGCAAGAATTGTGGCTTATCAAAGTATCAAATTAATTGGCATATTAAATATTTGAAAGCAGGTGGTGCAGCGTATATCTTGAATAGGCCCCTCTTGGACGGGCCTATAGAACTTCTGGCCGTGTCCCGTGAGTCCCGAAACCCCGTCCCACTCCGCAAGTCCCACGACTTAAGAGCTCTGATCACCGCAGCAGCTGGCCATCCTGTCCTGGGAGAAGGGGCCTGAGTCCCGTCCCGCTGCGAAACCCCAACTCCCACGGTGCTTTTGAGCTATTTACTCTGGCTGGCCAGGCGAAGCAGCTGTGTCTTCAGGATCCCGCCCCGTTCTCCCACCCCCATTTTCCAACGCTTATTAAACTTACCTTCCATCCGGGAGCTGGGCACTGGCGCTGCCTCCTGATGCATGGTACGATTCGCTAGGGTGTGGGATATGGTTTAATTCATTTTCCTTTCTCGTCCCACACCCCCGTTCCGAATGGAACAGGGGTTTGCCTGTTGAACAAAGAAAGATCCTCCCAGCAGCGTAGGATCTCCTGATGAAGCTCAAAAGAAAATTCTGCTTGACATTTATCCCATCTAATCTTATATGTAAGGAGTCGGTACCCAAGAATTCGAAAGAGGATAAGATTCAAACTATACTAGTTAAGGCCGAACGGGACCTCATCGACTAGGGTCTAGTGTGCGTCTTCGGACGCAAGACCTGAACTAACTAACAAAGGAGAAAAAAATGAATACAATATGGCCCGAAATAATTTTTGCAGCAATGGTGTTTGCTGTACTCTTCAGTACAGGAGTCCTAGTATGGTAAAAAAATTTATCATGAAGGATCCGTTTGAATCCGAAGAAGCTAAGTGGGAAGAAAGCCAAAACGTTATGTGGTCATGTCCACATCATGGTAAGGAAACTTATTTCAACATCAAAAAGTTAGAGCGACAGCGAAAGATGCGTGAGTATGTATATGTATGGTTTCACGACGATGAGGATGGTGATGAAAAGATGTGGGTGCGCATTACCAACGGCACGAGATCTAGGGGACAAGGGGTGCTAGACAATCAGCCTATAAAGCTTAGTTACCTGAAGCTCGGTGATATCGTTAGATTCAAGACAGACGATAATGGCATCACTTGGGCAAAGACAGGCTAACAGTGCTATGGTTGTTAGCCCTCGTAACACCGCTAATCTTTTACCCACGCGCAGCAGGATGGGGCTACATCCTCCTGCTGGTGATGCTGATCAGAGGCTGCACAGGGATTACCTGAGCCCACGCCCACACCGTCCCGTGTTGACCGGTTCCCTGGAGACTGAACCTTACCAGCCAGGTTACCTGGCCAGCAGCGCTTCAGGAAGCTCATGCCCCACACCCCACGTCTTTCCTCGTTTATTTAAGGTTTGACAGCTTGCAACGGCAGCTGGGATCTGGCAGCTGGCCAGAGATTACGGAAATGGTCGCCCCCACGCCCACGCGGTAAAGGTTTTACGAGGCAAATAATAAAGCTAAAGCTGCCAGTCCCAGGCAGCTTCAGTTCAAACTGATGAAGTTCATAAAAATTTTTCTTGTGTTCAGGTTGGGATTTGATAAGATGATGAAAACTAACTAACAAAAGGAGAAAAAAAATGGGCTTTGATTTATATAGTCTAGGAAATCACAAAAACGAAAACGGTAAATACTTTAGAAACAATGTTTGGTGGTGGCGTCGTCTTGCTGACTTTGTCTGTGAACATACGGGAGTTATTGAGGAAAGTGACAAGAGAGAATGGCAATCAAACGGCGGTCATGTTGTTAGCGAAAAAACCGCATTACAAATTGCCAAACAATTAAAGGCTTTGATTAAGGACGGCACAGTCTCAAAAGTAATCAAAGAAGTAGAAGAAGAAACAGAAAAAGCCGAAAAGAACAATAAATTCGTTCAGCGTTGCCAAGATATGTTGTCAAAAAAAGTTGAGAAAGAACAAGGAAAAGAAAACCTTGCACCTGCTGACTATCCAAAAGATGACCATGATACGTGGGATTGGATACAATCAAAATATAATTATAGTAGTTCCTACCCTTTCACAATGGAAAACGTAGAGGAATTTATAAAATTTTGCGAAGATTCAAGAGGCTTTGAAATTTGCTAACCTGCAAAGGCGTGGGCATCAGCCCACGCCCACGCCCACGCCGTCGGCGTTGTTTTGTTTAAACTAAACTATGGATAGCTGCCCAGCACCAGTATCCAAAAAAAATTTTAAAATTGGACCAAATGATGATTTTTATACCTTTAATAATATTGATATTAATTATTATAATAATGAATTTTTTTGTTGATTAATCTTTTTAAAATCTTATTATAATGGGATATCAATTAACTTAAAAAGGAGAATGATATATGAGCAATCTAAAAAAAGCCAAAAGGCTAATTAAGAAGGCTACAAAAAAAGAGCAACAAGATTTAGTGAACTTTCATTATTCTTGTGAACAAGTTAAGCAAATGAAAAAGGCGAATGATTTGATTAAGCCAACTCATTTAGATTTATTTGCTGACTTAAAAACAAATCTAATCATTATAAATAAAGTTGATAACATTGAGGGGTTTGCTCAACTTATCAAAAGAAAAATGAAAAGATTTGATGTGTCGAAGTTTAAAGAAAAATTTCCTAAATTATATGAGGAGTTTTTAGTTGAACAAGATACAAATGAGATTAAAATTAAAATCCAAGAGAGAGGAGTTTAAATGAGTAATCTTGTTAAAATAATAAATGACGCAATAGTTGAGAATAAAAATAATACGAATGAAGTTGAACAAGCAAGTACAAGTTCAAGTTCAACAACTCTTAACTATCAATTCATGTACAAACAATTAGAGAGTGCTGTAGAAGAAATTATTATTCAGTACCCTAATGACCCTATTGTAAATGAGTTAAAACAAAAGTTAGTCAATAACTTAAAACCAATATTGGAAGTTTTAACTAACAACCCTAATCAAGACTTTAATCAATAAAGTTCTACACCTGTAGCCGAACAATCGGCTACAGGTTTACCTTCACCACCATCAGTTCCACCCTAACCACCTAGATAGAGGTACCAGATCTAGTTTGAACATATAAACTAACCACAAGATTTAGTCGCCACGCACAAGTTTCGGTTGTATTGACAAATGCTGGCTAAAAACTCGGTTTCATAGGTGTAGTGACTATATTTTTAATATGGGTTATATTAAAAAGGGGACTCAATGCAAAAAGAATTACTAACAAATGAACAGCTAAGATTAGCAGTAGAGAAGACTTGGATTGAACATATAAGGTTGTGCCAAGATAATTTTTTATATTTTGTAAAAGAAGTATGGCCAGACTTCATTTGTAGATTGGATCCTAACCCAAAAAGATGGGGGCACCATCAACATATAGCATCTGAGTTTACAAAAATTTCTACAAAGAAAAAAGGGAGGCTCATTATCAATATGCCCCCTAGGCATACTAAATCAGAATTTGCATCATATTTGTTTCCTGCTTGGATGATAGGGAAGTATCCAAATTTAAAAATTATGCAGGTATCACACAACGCAGAATTATCATCAAGGTTCGGATCTAAGGTTCGTAACCTGATGGAGCAGAAGGAGTATAAAAATATATTTGGAGATGTTAAACTCCGAGAAGATAGTAAGGCAAAAGGACGTTGGGAGACCAATCATGGTGGGGAATACTTTGCAGCGGGTGTTGGCGGTTCTATCACAGGACGAGGGGCG